GGAGTTACAAATGAAAATCCCAGAGCTAGTTTACGAAATTCGCAACTTGGCTCGCAAAGAAGAAGATCCCGTCAAAAAGGATCTTTTTTATCAATGCGCCAAATCACTGGAAATTCTTGGCAACCTTGCAAAGATATCCGATCTTGCTGTCGCAGAACATAATGCTGCAGAAGTTCCTGCAGTAAATGAAGACGACAATATCAAATGGAATATTGATGATGTAACTTTAAAAATGCTTGAAGAGTACATAGATGCCTTGGTGCACTATGGGTTTATGGATAAAAATGATAGATGGCCATATGGCGATCAACCATTTACAAAATTTGTATCAAAATATCTAAAATCTCAGATTGTAAACGATTCTAACACCGAATAAATCTTCGGCGGAATTGTTTTATGACTCAGAACAGCCATATTTGATGGCATAATCTTCAAAACATACTTGCTATAGTATGGATTTCGCTTGTATGAGTGAAATTTACGAGTTTTTTCCATTAAAAAGTGGCTGTAGATATACACATGGGCTCGTTTTGCGTACATTTTGCTGTTAATGGCTAGGTTGAAGTCTTTGATGATCTTCATGGCCCGTCTTTCGCAGTCTCTCTCCATGGCTCGTACAATGAAAAAAGCCCGTTTTACCTTTTTAAGAGGATAATTTTTGCCTTTTAACCACGCATCAACAATATAAGATGCTTCATACGATTTTGTATAAATTTTAGCGCTGTTTATATATTGCAAAAAATGGCAATATTCGTGTACCAGAACCTGCATAAATTCATTTGCTTTACGGGCTACAGCTATAGCCTTTCCTGATTCATCAAAATAGCCAGAACAACGGAAACCATCTACATTTACATGCTTTCCACGACCAATAATAAGTTTCATACCGTATTCTGCGAGATGCTGCCTCACAAATTTTACGAACTGACGATTGCTCTGAGCCATAGGGCCTCCTTCAGTCAGAATTATTTAGGGAATTGCTTGACAGTCAGTATATAGGGTGTATAGTATGGCAACTTCTTATAAGAAAGGAAAGTTTATGGAAATTACTACTGTTGATCGTCCGACCAAGATTCAGAGAGTGTTTGATTTTATGCGTAGCGGTGCTTCTTTGACCGCTGGTGAGGCTCGCAAGCGTTTCCGTGTTACCAACATGCGCGCAACGATGCATGATCTTCGTGAGGCTTTTGATCGCTTTGATATGAACTACACCGTAGTTCGTGAGACAAAGAATGGTCGTTCGTACTATCGTGTAGTCCGTAATCGCTCTCGTTAAATTTTAGTAAAGTTTGTAGCAACAAAAGCTCCTTTTTGGGAGCTTTTGTTGTTTTGGTGTATAAATATAATGTGAGATCTTCATATGCCTAAAAAAGCCTGTTGTCAATGTGTTGCCAAACGTTCCTGCTGCAATCCAACATTGTATGAGAATTTTATTACATTATATGGAAATACAATGTTAACGGCATCTCCCGTACATCCTACTGACATTTTAATTTTAAGAATGAATAGACCGGGAGTACAACGAAATCCTACAACATTGTATGATCCACCAGTCAGTGGAACAGACCCCTGTGCTTGTGACTGTTACAGTTAATTAATAAATTTATTTTAGTATAAAATGGCATCTATTTTTTCAAATAATAATCAATCAAACTTTAAAGATACTCCACCTACAATAAGGTATGAGCCTAAACTTTATCAAGACACTTTACAAAAGTGTTCAGACATATACCCGCAAGAATGTTGTGATTGTATGTTTAAAAATGATACAAGTAATGATTGTTATCAAAAATTTGGAATTGGTTGTGAGCAATTAGCAAAATCAAAATGTGCTGAGTGTGGTGGTGCTTGCTCAAATATATGTGATCCAGATTACGGATCTGATTTAGTTCCTCCACCAAATCGTGCTTTGGCTACTTGTAATGAAATAATTGGTAATGATTGTATTAGATATTTAAGAGATCAGAATATCATTCCTTCTGTAGGTTTAGGCTCAAGTAATGATATTATTGGGTTTCAATGCAGTAGTTTGCTTAAATTATTATGTGGAAATAGTCCTTTTCAAACATGTAATGGTACTAGTGGATTGTGTTCAAGACCCGATCTACCCCCAATAAAAGACAGCCCATGTAAAGATTTTTGTGATAGATGTCATCCCTGTCCTTCAGGTGGTTCAAATCCAGTAGGAGGATCAACTGAACAAACAGATAATCCTGGAGGTTCTTCAGGAGAAGATGATGGCAACAATAATGGATGTGCTGGACAACCATGTAGCCCCCCAGATCCAAATGACTGTAGGCAATGTATAGCTGGATTGGGAGTACCTAGATCAGAACCTCTTGATATAATGTATAGACATACTGCATGCCATTTTATATGGTATCCCCCAGAATATGCTTTTGGTGGAGATCCAAATGTCACGCAATGTCAGGGATTTCAATCACGTGGACAAGGTGGAGGAAATTCACGTGTTTTATCATGCAATCCAGATTCTACTCCAAGTGGCAACGGTACTGTTGGAGCTTCTCCAAGTTTAAGTTTATTTGATATAAGCTGTGAAAATAGTTATAGTTTTGAATTATGGCCTCTTAGACCTTGTAATTGTCGTAAATTTGCACATTTAAAAGGAGGATTGACAGACACGGTATTTAAAAGAGAAAATATTTCAACAAAACCATTTAGTTATGGTTATTTGCCTTTTATGAATCCTTTTGCAACACCAATGAATATAAGTGAAATTGGATGTTGTTGGTGTGCATCCCCAGATAAATTGCCTAGTTCAGATTCTGTAAATGATAGAATTTTTGCCACATCGTGGCCAAATGCTGCTCAAAAATATGGTGCAGGAAATTTTGGTGCTGCTGGTGCAGCATGTACGCCATACATACCAGGGCCAAATAACGATCCAGTAACATATAATTCAAAATATCAAAAATCTTGTTTTGCTTATGGCATATCACCTTATTTACAGCGCCTTGCACTATTGGGTGATCCAAATTATGGGCCATATAAATCAGGGTTTGATATTTGGACTTTTGGTGGTAATGATCAAATAAAAGATTTGGGACCTTTATATTCTGTATATCAGTTTTTAAATAATACACAAAAAGGTGGTGTAAATGAATATACTATAAAATATAGAGAGATTACTGGTCAAAAATCAAAATTAAAAGATTCTTTAGTAGGTTTTATAACACTAGAACATCATTTTGAAGCATGGGCACATAGATCAAATGTTGGTGCTCTTCATCCAGATTTAATTCCTAATTTAAACCATGCAAATGTTTTAACAACTCCATTCGAACGTCCTTATTCAGGATCCATAACACCAGTTGGTGCTGCATCACAAGGAATATCAGCTAAATTTAAATATCATCCAGAAGAGGCTTTAAGATGGTCTTTAATGAGAACTACACCGAGAAGATTTATGTATGTTGGTTCTCAAATACCACTATTTCATTTTGATTTATATGCATTTCAAGATTATTCTATAAATAATAATTACGTTGTTGGTGGCGAATATTTTGATTCGGCTAGATTTTTAAAAGCTTACTATAATTATTTTTATAGTTTATCTGAAAATCCTTCACAATCTCGTACAAATGCTTGTACACCAATAAAAATTGGAGATACGGTTTTAATTGATGATTATAACTATGTAATAGAATCATTAGAGGGAATGGTTGTTGCTGGAATACTTAGAGTAAAAGATCATGCTATTGATATAGCAACTGAAACAACCCAGATAATACAGTCAGCAAGTTATGATAATGATGGTGAACTTGTTTTAAATCCTTATGTATCTGCAGTTGTTGGTGGTGCATCTGGTTATATGGCTTTAGTAGAGTTTTTAGGAGTTGAACCTATCACAGGTTCAGTAACTCCAAAAATTATTAAACAAAAATTACTTCCAGATTTTAGTGGAACTGGCAGCAATCCTACTAAGGATATGTTTTTGTTTCCTCGTAGAGCAGTTTTGCCAGTTTATCTTGAAGGAAATAGTGTAGCGGCATGGGGATGCAAAAATAATACTTGTTCTGGTTTTAATTATAACCAAAGTATTGTACCAGCGCTTCTTACCCCAGGTGGGTCTGATAATCCCAACAGACAGTGGTTGGTTAAATCAATAGTAAATGTATACAGCGGACTGAATACAAATTATTTCATAACATATAATGGAAAAATTGCAGCGTCGGGATATTCTTTAAATGGTTTAGCTGAAGTTCCTGAAGATATTAGTGTACAAATTGACGATGAAACAGCTAATAGTGATACCAAAACTGGATTTGTTAAAAAATTAGGTGGTAAAGGTATAGATTTTGAAATTGCTTTAATAGAATATCCTGAATTTTATGATTACAATTATTGTAATGTTAGTGGTAGTCCTTGTGATTATTCTAATGGTGGTGATATATGCGGTCCTGGTTTTCCACCACCAGAGCGTAATCCAAATGCTCCACTACCTCAATATAAATTAAGATCATGGGGTGATAATCACTGCCAATATGGTACATTTATTATTGGTAATAATGAGCTTTTAAACAAATCTCATGGATGGGCTGATGTTGCAAATGGCGGATTACATACTTCAGCGATAACATCATTTGGTAAATTATATACTGTAGGTGATAATGCATATAACCAATTAAAATATGGCAATCAATCTGAAACTCTTTTTCTTGGAGCTCTATCAACACATATTGCAAAACCAGGATTTGTTTCTGATAATGAATTTGATATTGCAATTAATCCTAATAATATTAATTCATTTGCAGTAGAACTAAATGGTATAACCTATGTTAATTTAAACAGATGGTGTCAATATCCATCTACCCAAGAAGTTCCACCCGCAGATAAAAGATGTAAATTACTTGATCCAGAAAATTTAGATGTTGATCTTCCTATTTTTACAAATATTGGTTCTGGTAATTATCACAATATTGCTATTCAAAGTGACAATCAAGTTAGAGTGTGGGGAAAATATTTGTATTTAAATCCACTTGGAACTCCCTATGGCACTCCATATAATACTTTTGTTCCAGCTGAAGTTAAAGCATTGGCTGACAAATGGGATGTTTCATATTATGGAGCATCAGAATTGCCTTCTGGAGATTATAGTTACATCGCCAAAGGCGCTACACTAGCATCTATACACAGTGAAAATGATAAATTCCTTTTTGCCGATGGTGGTCCAGATTATAGTATGGTAGCTAATAAAAATACCGTATATGTCTGGGGAAGAACAGAAATGCTTCCATCGTGGCAGTCTACAGATACCGAGGCTACTTTCGGTAGTTGGAGTAAATCATTTGATGGAGAAATTATAAGAATTACTGCTGGAGCAAATGGATTTGCTGTTTTATATAGATCAAATACTGAAACATCAAATGCTGGTTTTGGAAATAATAATTTTAGAGTAAATAGAACATATATATGGACGCGCAGAGGAGAAGAAACTCCACCCGATGGTGATCAATACGGTTTGATACCAACAAATGATGAAGATAAGAGTGAATTTGGATATAGTGATATAGCATTTGGATATGGTCATGCTGTAGCAATAAAATACAGTAATATCAGTGCGCCAACGTGGAATTATAATGATTTTAAAGATCCAGAGGCAAAAAAGAATCAATTTTTAGCAGGATCATCAAATATTCCAAAATATTTTAAACGTCAAGCATTTTTTAGAGCAGTTCCCGGTGCTTGGGATTTTTCAAAATGGTTGTGGGGTGGATATTGTAGTTTTGCAGCAGAAGGATTTGAAGCAAATAACCCAGTATTGGCCAGAGATCTTTGTAGTGTATTGGGTGAACCAGATCCAACAGATGCAACTGGTTTAAGAAATGACAATTATTCATATAGTGGTCATCCTGAATATTATTGGATGAGTCCTTTATTAAGACGTTATCAAAACTTTGTTCCCAATCACAGTGTGCAACCATCTCCTGACCTAAATGAATGTACAACATATGCTGCATTTGGTAGCGCTATTACTAATCCAGATATTGCTGGAATGAATGGTGGAGTAAAGGGAGCAGCATCTTCATGTCCTGAAAAAGCAGACATTTGTTGGCAGGCAACCGGATTACCTCAACAGAGAACAAGTACATATTGGGCACCGCAAAACCCAGACTGTAGTGGTGTGTGTGATAATTCATGTGATAGAAGTGCTTGTATTAGAAATTGTTGTCCTAGTCCATCTTCAACTACTCTAGCTGATACCTGTACAACGTGTATTGGTAGAATAGGATTTAATTCTAGTAAAGATTATTTTATACAATCGTATAAAAATTTTACTAGACAAAGAAACTGTTGTAGAGTAATTTATACAAATATAAGTTATGTTAATTATGCATCACGATTAACATATTTTGGATGGGATAGTGCCTCTGCTACTTTTAAAATATTTTTTACAAAAGATCCATATAGATTTACTGATCTTATTCCAAGTAATGCCAATACTTCATATAAACTTGCTAATGGTTTAATATATCCTTATGTATATCTTGGTGGTGAGATATTAAGAAAATTATGGTCATCTTTTTTTACTGCTATATATGGAGATGATGGAACTGGAAGAACATGTGAAAATACTGGAGATGTATGTTTAGCAAGAAATCCAAAAGAAACAATTTTGGGACCAGGTGGTTGGTTATGGGCAAGTACTAATAGTCCAACTGGAAGACCTTCGACAAATGAACAGGGTGATTTTGTCAATAGCATATGGTCTTATCCTGTAGCTGCTCCATTATTATCACCTTATGCTCTTTTAGGTGCATATACATATGGTGGTACATCAACCGGTGCAATAGTACCAGATGGATCTACAATACCAACTAACATAAAAATATTTAATCCAGATAATCCAAATGCATATGCTCCCGTTTATGGTAGTCCATCATCAACGAAATGGCATAAAATAAATGTAACTAGACCAAATATTTATGCTGCCGGCGATAATGAATTCTCAAATTTTGATCCTATAGCATTTCAAGGTGGTTTACAGACTGGAGATATATCTGGCACGGCAAATATTGTATTTTATGAATATTATATAAATTCAATAAGAAATATAATTATAAAATCTGGTAATATAAATTGTATTAACATTGACAACGGATAAAGATATAAATAAAAATGGAGTGTATATATGTTTATTGATAGATTTACTTTTAATACTAATGTAACTGAAGATGGAAGAGGTTCTACGGTAGCAATACCAAATTATGAAAATCCAAAAGATAAAATATATCCAAATTTTATCTTTAAAAAACGATTATCATATGAATTTAAAATTGAAAAAATGTTTGGTATTGTAAAGAAGTATGTTGGATTTGGTGATATAATTGAATATATAACCAAACATACTGGAATAAAATACCTTATTGTTAAAATAACAAAAGGCAATTGTGGTTGTGAAAAAAGAAGAAAACGTTTTAATGCGTTGCTGCAAATACCTTATTTTTCTTTTTATTATAAAGATACCACTATTTTAGATGTTGACAATTCAATAAAACATGTTAATATGATTACATCAAACACCCCGCCAATGGATGAAGATATGCAAAAAGAAATTTTTTCCAAAAGAAAACCATGTGGATGTGGTGCTAAAATGACACGACCTGTGGAGACAAAGTGAAAATTAAATTTATAAAAATATCGCAAAGCGAAGAGATAATTGCCGAGTGCACAGATAAAAACAACGGTGTCTTTATTAAAGACGCTGCTGTCATTGTATCTTTAGAATTGGGAAAAATTAATCTTGTAACTTGGTTACCTTATACAAAAGTACAAGATGGTTTTTTTCTTCCAGAAAAAGCCTACTTGTTCATAGCCGATGTTCAAGATGACATGGCTGAGTATTACAATAAATGGCGTACTGAACCATTTGTACCAAATAAAAATTAAGCAATATTTATTCGAAGAACATTTGTTGTGTTCTTTTTAATCTGCATGAATATGGTCTTTGAAGAGTATGCTCTGTCTACCATATAAATAAAGGATGCTCCTTCATAGCCAGGTTCGCCTAAAAGATAATAATTTTCAATTAAAGGTTGAGTGCAGTTACTGTCTAAAAATAGATTTATTATAGCACTTTTATTTTCCGCATGTGAAAGATCAATTTTAATTGGAGCAACTGCAGTATTACTGTTAATTGATAATGTTTCCGTTTGACTATTATCAATATAAATCACATCATTATATTGATTGGTTCCAAGAAACTCTGAAATATTAAAACCATCAGTATTAAAAGAAATAAAATACGAAGTTTTGATTTTTAATATAAAGATATTTGAGTAAGAAATAGAAATATTTTTATAATCTACAATGCTTTCTGTATTAGCATTTATTGTCTTTAATGTGCTATTGGGATAATAGTAATATACATTTGCAGTATCTAGTTGTTGTCTTAATGCGTGTTGTAAAATATTTTGGTTTTCCAATAACATTGAAACAATACCAGAAGTTGCTCCAGCAATTTTAATTACACCATTTTGCAATGGATTTGTAGCCAATACAGCTAGCGAAGGAAGACCTCGGTGCAATATATCAATTTGAGATTTATTAAAAAATCTATTTTCATTGGTTACTGGATTTGTAAGATAAATTACTTCTCTATTATCATTTAACTTTACGTAATTTTTTACTTTAAGTCTTCCAGAGTTTAATGTACTACCAATAACTTCTATGTATTCTTCAAATCCATAATCTGAACCATATACTCCAAAGAAATCAAAATTTAATGGACTGCTTCTAGGTGTATTTGATATTAACATATGTGCAGTATTGCCCGTTGTTGCAGTAAACTGTATAGGATTTGTAAAATTTTTACTTACGTAATATCCACCAGTAATAGCTGCAGTGCCCGTAACACCAGAGCACGAGATATATTGTTTAAAAGTTCCAGATACACTTTGTAACTGCAATGTACCATTCCAGTTTATACTGGAAGAAGTAGCATCGTTGTAATATACTCCACTAGAAAAATTAAAAGTATTTCCAGTTGTAAGCCCATTGAAGAATTTATTTAAAAACTTTAAATCATTTCCAGTTTTTACTTCAGAATAATCAAAGAACAACGAGTTACCAGTAACAAAAATATTAGCAGAACCATTCAGATTACCTTTTGTAAAACAAGGATCTGCCGTATTACCAACAAATTGTGTTGTGTATGAATACGATGTTTTTGCTGTATTTAACGAAAATAAAGACATGTTAGGTCGCTAGATAACTAATAATTTGAGCACCTGATTTTGCTCTGTGGGCCAAAAGACTAGAATTTATTATGTCGATGAATAGCGATTCTCCGGGATCTAGTTCGTATCCAAGAGATGTAGTAGATACAGTTGTATCACTAGTAATGTAAATTACATCGGTATTTGTGGATGCAGCTTTTACATTTATTCCACTCTTGCAAGTAAATCCAGCAAATTGTGATGATGTTGTGGTGCTTGTCAATCTATAAGCAGTTCCACCAGTTGGACGAATAACAGCAAATCCACCAAGATCACTTCTTAGACCTACTACCTGACCATAGATGGCAGTCATACCAGTTATAATATTTGTATCATTAATTCCAACAGTGTTACCTACGTTAACTCCTACAGCAGTAGCACCGGAAAGACCTATTACAGTAACGGTAGAAGGAATGGTGGCATTGATTGTTGCGCCAGCAACGTTAACGTTTAGCGCACCATTGGTGTAACTTAAAGTTTTTCCGGCTTGATCTACTAAATTGACATAAATGTATGTGAGACCGTTTGGACCCCATACAGAAACTGAATCTGTAGATTTTCCTAGATAACGACCACCAGTGACTTCTACTTGTGATCCGGTATAAGTTTTGACCCATAGTGGGGATGAAGTTAGACCAGTTGTTACAACTGAACCAGATACCACTACTGCAGCACCACCCACACCACGTACATCGATTGTTCCGGTGAATCCAGAGATGGTGGCAGTCATTCCAGTGGCAATTGTTACAGGAAGTGGGTTTGAAGAATTTACAACAGTGGCCGAGCCATCAACACCATACCCAAGTTTAATGAGTTGGTAGTGGCCTGTGATACCGCCTGTGCCGACATAATCGGTAGCAATATATGCGGTTATACCTGCTGTTTGAATTGGAATATTATCTGATGTTACGCCTGTTCCTGATGGCATGGATTAGACCTCGTTAAATAGTTCATGAATATTTAGATGTATTTAATTATTGATTGTCGGGATATACCGTATATAATAAAACCATGTATATAGATGAAGCAGCAAAAGAAAAATTTTCAAATAAAGTTTTAGATAGAGTAAAATCTACAAAACTAAGTTTTATGGATTGTATACTTGAATTATCTGAAGAAATGAATATTGATCCAAGTACGGCTGGTAAACTTATTACCAGACCAATAATTGAAAAAATTCAAATTGAAGCCCGAGACCGCCATTTGCTAAAGAATGGCAAAACCAAGAAACTCCCAATTGACTAACCACCTAGTTGGGCTATAATTAGAATAGAAAGGCCGAGGTAGGTCCTCGGGAAAATACTATGTCAAACTTTGCAGATTTTAAGAAGAAGAGTAAGAACTCAGTCGCATCTCTAACCGAGCGTATGGATAAGCTCACCTCTAAGGAGAGTTATAAGGACGAACGTCTTTGGAAGCCCGGTATTGATAAGTCAGGCAATGGATACGCTGTAATCCGTTTCCTGCCTGAAATTCAGGGGGAAGATACCCCATTCGTGTCTATGTACAGCCATGCCTTCAAGGGCAAAGGTGGTTGGCTTTTTGAAAATTGCCCAACTACGATTGGTGAGAAGTGCCCAATTTGTCAGGGTAACACTGAACTCTGGAACAGTGGTATTGAAGATGACAAGAACATTGCACGGAATCGTAAGCGTAAGTTGGCTTATATCTCCAATATTCTTGTAATCGAAGATCCTGCCAATCCAGAGAATAAGGGAAAGGTTTTTCTTTATCAGTATGGCACAAAGATCTTCCAGAAGATTCAGAGCCTCGCTCACCCCGAGTATCAGGATGAGGTTGCAGTTGACCCATTCAATTTCTGGACTGGTGCAGACTTCAAGATCAAGATTCGTAATGTTGGTGGTTATGTTAACTATGATCGTTCAGAGTTTGCATCTCCTGCCCCACTTCTTGGTGGTGATGACAAGAAGCTAGAGGAACTTTGGAAGAAGCAGTATCCTCTAAAGCCATTTGTTGATAAGAGTCAGTTCAAGAGTTTCACAGAACTCACTGAACGATACAAGAAGGCTGTTGGTGATGATGTTCGTGCTCAGTTTACTGAAAGCAAAAGCATTGAGGATGATGTGGCAGACACGGTGGTGTCTGAAGACATTGAGGAAAAGGATCCTCTAAAGTACTTCTCCGAGATGGAGAACGATTAAGAAAAGCCCCCGCAAGGGGGTTTTTTATGCCCATGATGGTGGAGAAGATGTTTTTGTAGATCTATCCAAAAATATTAAATTTGTTGGAGCAATTGTAGGTCTTTCTACCAAATCAGTATTTTGATTCTTAGTAGATACATTCATGTCATTGACTTGCTGTGCAATCTTCTGAAGAGATGGCATGATATTATCTTTAATTTGTTTTTCAATATTTGAAGTTTTAGAATTATCCATGAAACCGGTATTAGCCTGCATTGGAATTATTCTGGATTGATTTGGTGCAGCAATAACTGGAGAAACATTTACACTGGTATCCATGGACATCATGGATAGATTTTGAGTACTAAAAGGAGAAGGAGTAACTGAATATGATGGTTCTGTTATTTCTAGTTTTTGCTCAGATCTTCCTATGGCATCACTAAATACAGTTTTTTCTGCTTCAATGTTTATTTTTGCTTCATTATTATCCAAAGTGTTGTCCTGCTGTTTGGTTATGTAATTGTTTCTGTTCTTGTTCTAAATTGTAATTTACCAAAATGTTAATGTACACTTCTCGCTCCCAAAAATACATATTTTCGATATCTTGGACACTCCATTTTAATTCTTTCATTAAAGAGAAGTTAGTTTGATAGTAGTCAACCACATCAAAGTAACTTGCTGCTAGATAAAAAAACTTAGGAAACCAGATACCTCACTCTCACTATTTTCTTTTTCTACCTTGAACCATAATCTTGGTTCGTTTTTCACAAATTCATTAATTTGTTTCATAGTAAACAAAGGGAGATTGTCGATGATCTCTTTGCACTTTTCATTTACAAATTTATCTAAGTAAAAAACTTGACCAGAAATTATTATACTTTTAATGCATGATTTAGAATAGATTTCATCCGAAAATGAATCTTGTTTTAGTAAATCACTTAAAGAAGGAGTTGCTAGAGTAATTGTAATGGACTCACCCACTGGTATATTCAATGATTGAATTGCATTTTTATTTTCAATATTTGATATTCCAATTTGAGTTTTTTCTTGATTTATAATCACATTAATCAATTCATCAACACTTTTAGATCTGATTTGTAAAAATAAGTATTCTGCATCAGCAAGACATAAATCTTGTACATTTTTTAAATCACAATTGTCTTTTATGCATTCATATAACGCCAATAATGACAATTTTTTATTATCTTCATTAAGTATCAAAGATATTTTTTTAGCATCTTTTACTTTAAATGCAGTAAATAAAACTTTCTTTTTACTAAAAGGTAGTGTGGTTTCAAACTTGGGTTGCGAGTCTTTAAATAAATTTAAAATATCCATAATAATTCCAAAAAATTTATAGTATAGAAGATCTAATAATAGATCTGTAATTCAATACAACTTGATAAAGTAAGGGAGAATCTGCCTTGGCAGATAATTGAATAGGCAATGCCTCTACTGGATATACTTCTTGAAATGTCCATAGAGATTGGTTGTTTATTGAAACCGACTGGTTTCCATTTAAATCCAAATATGTAAGTTGAAGGTTTGCAGGTTGTACGGTTTCAGTATACCAAGGAACAAAAAAAGTATTATTTTTTCTATTATACATGGCATCAAACCAGTCATTAAAATAATTTAAAACAAATAAATCACCAGTGACATAAAAAGTCATTACAATTCCACCAACAAATTTTGTAGAATTGGGAACAGCTCTACCATAATTGTAACCTTGTAGCCCATCATATATGTAATTAGTTGCACGTGCACCAAAAGAAATTTCAGATGGATAAACAGTTATATATGATGATGATACTTGACCATTGGGAAGGTCATTTAATTCGGGTCTGTAAATTTTTACAGCATATCTATTGGCTCTTTGAAGACCGCCACGGGTATTCAAATAATTCTTTAAATTATCAATATTATTGGTGTTTATGGGTGAGGATGACATTTGTTATATAACTCTTTTTCTGTTAAAATTTTGAATTCTATATTGTGTTTTTCACAATAACTTTCCGCTGCCTTCCACTTTGCAGTATTTACTGCCCATATATACTTTTCATTTTTGGTGGCATTTTCCTTTAAGAAGGTTTGTTTTTTGGGTTTGACTTCTACCATCCAAATTTTTTTATTATTGTTTTGCTTTATTTCTATTAAAAAATCTGGATAATAGTTTTTAATCTTATTCTCTATTGGATGCACATAAGGAATTGCAATTTCTTCAGATGACCATTTTATTATATTTGGATGATCATCACAAAATTTGCAAACTGTTCTTTCCCAAAGAGATCTGCAGACGATCTTTTCACAGTCGCCTATATATTTTTCTTTATTTTTTGGAAAAAACTGTGTTCTATACGCCATTTTAAATATTTATGATATTGCTAAATATTGTAGTATGGCATCAACATATATATACCCAATTGCAGGTAGCGCCTCTGGTGCTGAAGTGCCTTTGCAGCTCAGATTTGACGTTGCATCATATTCCTTGAAGAATTTTGAAAGAACCAGAGCTTCTATTGTAACTAGATCAGATGCCACCATAGTGCTTCCTATGCCAAAAGAACCGGGTTACAGTATCATTCACCAGTTTGGTGAAGGTCAAAATCCTGTTGGACCCGTAATTTCTATGGCAGGTGCAGCCAATAGCGGTGGCTTAGATAACTTTGGAACTTTGTATTCAAGAGTAATGCAGCCAGTAGCATTCTTTGCTGAAAGGCAATATGCAACTGATACATATAGACGGTTTAGTAATATTACCGAACTTACGATGGTTTCAGAGGCTAGAAAAAGTTATTACTTTGAATATTTGTTTGTTCCAAAATCACCAGATGAGTCAAATGTGGTTGCTGATATTGTTGGGACGTTTAGAAAGGGATCTTATCCCGTAGTTGCCACAGGCTTGCCCGAAAGATCTTATCCACAAAGACTATGGAATATTTCCGTAATGAATGGTGGAGAAATGAACCCAAATAGAACTGCAGATTGGTTTGGCGAACCTCTTCCATGTGTTTTAAGTGGTATTGTCGTAAAACATGCAGATTACGGTGACCCAGTATTGCGGTATCTTAAAGACTATCGTTCATCTGCTGTTATGCTTGGTCTTAATTTTGTTGAATTTGAAACTGGTACATATGTTCCAGATGCAAATGCTACTTGGTCTAAATCTGAAATTTCAGATTATTATTTTGGATACTCTGGATAATGAAATACTTTGATAAACTTCCAAAACGAACTTTTGAAACTACACTTGGATCTTTTTCTATTAGTGATTATTTTAGTTACTATAAGTTTAGCTTTGATTTAGTTAACAAAAGAGAATTTGAATTTGATAGCAAAACCACATTAGTAGAAGCTGCTTCCACTCTCTATGAAGATCCAAATTCTTTTTGGTTAATTCTTTTAGCCAATCAAACTATAAATCCATTTTTCTTGTTTATTGATAATTCTACAGATTTTATTCAAAATAATACAAATAAAGTAACTTCTTTAATTGTAAACCAATCTTCAGGTAGTACTGGTTATTATATGTCAGCTGGAAGTTTAATAACGTTGCAGTCGGCAACAGCAGGCAATCCATATGATTTTAGTTATGTTGGAAATTTTGATTTAAATGGAGATGTTTATATTGTTGAAGAACAAAATTCTTATACAAAACGAATAACAATAAAACCCAAGCCTAATAATACACCAATTCCTATAGATAATTTAATGAGAGTACAGTATATAGATATGAATGCACCATCAGAATGGCAATCATCTACAGAAAATGAAGGAATAGCATCAAATTTTGTTAAAAGTTATTTGCAAGCTACTGAATCCATTGATGACTCTGGTCCAGTAGGTTCTATATCATTTACAAACATGTTACTGGCTGATGTTCCAAATGTATACAATCCTGCAAGTTCTCAAATATCAGAACAAACATTTCAAGAAGCTGCACAGTATGCAAATAGAAAGGTGAATATATTTAATCCAAGTGAATTGTCCAAAGTGACGAGTCGTTTAATTACGATTAAATATACATGATATGCCTCCAAATTTACAATCAAATCCATTTGACTCACCATTAAGTGCAATTGTACTTACAAGTTCTACAAATTCACGGTATGCGTTTAATATTTTAAATAGAAATAGTCAGTGCCAGTTTCAACGTTTGGAATTAGAAGAAAGTGCATTTGAAATATTTCCTGTTGGCGCTATAGTTGTGCGTGATACACAAGATATAACCACATTTATTCAAAACAATAATATTGATTATGCTTTAATGTATATGACTGATGGTAAGATGATAAGACTTTCTATTACTAGCACAACTTATGTAAATAATGCAGCTTCGGAAACTGAAGAAAACTTTGTATCTATAAATGTTACAAATAGTTTTTATAAATTATCTCAAAAAACTTCAGCATCGGATTTATTAACATCCAATGGAAAACTTGAAGATAGAGTTGATTCTTTACAAAATATTTTAACTTATTTTGATCAAAATGTTTTTAATAAATTGCAATATACAACTGCAAATGGATCATATAAAGGTGAAAGTACTACAGTAAGTCCTAGTAACTTTTTTTGTTTAAAAATGTTAAGTCCGGGAAACAATAATCTAACATATGCAGCCACAGATAATGCTTTTCAATATTTAAATTATATTTCTAGTTTAGCTGTTGGTCCAGAAACATCAAACGGAACACGAGAACCAAGATATTTGTTTTGGTCGGAGTTTGGTGACTATATTAATTTTAAATATTTCTATGAAAATAAAGGTGATGATACTCTAACACTTAACAAATATAAAAATTTTAATTATAGGTACAGTGTTTATGATTCAGACGTTCCAGCACAAATATCGACCAATGGTAATGTCTATAAGAAAATCTATAATTTAAGAACAGATCCGACAAACCAATGGGTATCTAAAAACTATTTCTATGTTAGAAAAACACCAAAATTTTTAGATAGTGTGCCATCATATTTTACCACCGATAAACAAAAACAAGATTATACAACAAAAGCTCTGACATATCATTTTCAAGATGATGGAGAAAAATACAATATTGAAGTAGTATCATCTAGTGGTGCTATAAATGGTGTTACTTCTGGTGCTGATGAAATGATTTATGAGAAGGACTGGGGATGGGTTTCAGATCATAACACAACAAATGATAATGCTCCACCCACATATGGATCTGGAGAATTTGGTTTTGCAAAATCTTATTCTCAAATAAATTATATGGGAAATTGTGGTTATTTTTCACATTCAGATAATATCGATATGTGGAAAAATCTATTTGATGCTACGGAAATACATCCAAATTATCCAAACCCAGTTAATGCGCCAACAGCAGTAAATAATTTTTTATATAATGTAATTCAAACAAACTTGACAAACTTGTATAAAGGAAATACTTATGTTCCTGCAAATTTGGAAATAAGACGAAAGATAGAAAGAGAAAACTTTGTATTGTATTCTTTATGCTGTATGGGTGATGGTGAAGAATCATTCTTTGCTAATTTGATTCGATATGCACCAGACCCATATACTTCTATACCACTTATTGGTGGTGATGGTCTTAAGTGGCGTTACAAATGGGAAGGATTAAAATTTACCAATGGTGCTGGTAGTACTTATTGGACAGTAATGGAATTGTGGGAATCTGATCCAACAAATATGGCAACTGGCACAGGTCCAAATGATTCGTGGGCAATAAATTTAAATGAAAGAACTGCTGGGTTGGGAGATCCAGCATATTATCCACCTGGATGGGTCAGTACTGGTCTTGGTTCGGGATTCAAATATCGACCTATTGGATGCTATACTTCAATTCCAAATACGGCTGGTGATACAATTGCACATATTGTAAAGATGTATAAAACTAGCGCAGAAAGACTTGCTGTTGATGGTGGTATAGCTGTACCACCCGAATTAAAAGGAAAAATATTGTATTATTTTAGTACTGAAAACGTAGTGGATGGGAGCTGCTAATGCCAAAACGCGGAAAAACTGTAACTCTCGGTGCAAATGTTTTAAATGTACCAATTGCAAATTTTGGTGCCAGAGGCGAATATATATGTGCAAATGCACAATTAGTACAAGGTGTTACGTCAAGTCCAAACTCCTTGGAAGAATGTTTTTCTAAATTCCCTGGTGTATTAGCTATTGCTACTGCTGTGGGTGTAACGGGATCTGCATCGCTTTGGTCATTTCCCGGTGTCACTTATGGTACAGAAGGTCTTACATATCCATTAGACATATACCTTGGCACAGCTTCAAATGAATGCAAAGAAATAAGTAAAAACAATAGATTAGGAAAAGACTTTTTTGGTTGTCTTTGGGGAGTACCTGAAGCTCCATATAACTGTAGTTGCCCTGATCTTGGACCTAAGTTTGAAGCATATTTAAAACTTAGATTAAATGTTGCTACTTTTTGGAATACTCCAAAAGCCACTCCCGTTAAAAGAAAAGAGTTTTTGGATGCTTTAAAATATGCTAGAAAACAAACAATTAATATTGCTGGTGACTATTCAATAAAAGTTGGCAACTTTGTAGAAATTTTAGCAAACAATATAAGTGGTTATCCATATTTTTCAGGTGTATCAGTAATAAATGGTATTTATTGGGTGCTTGGTGTAAAACATGTTTTTACTAATTCTGGTACACATGAAACCATTTTAACTCTATCTGATATATTACCATCAACTTCTGCTCCAATAAATTCTAGCAATGGTTCTCAAAATAATCAAAACACAGTACCGCCTTGGAATATAAATTTAGATATCCCAAATAATCCTGGTAACTTCAATGACCCATTCTTTCCAACAAATATTGGTGACCAGATCTGGTCATAATGTATAAATAAATTAGAATGAGAACCAAAGATTTTTCAATATTATTAGAAAAAGTATCAACTACAAATTCCAAAAAAGATTTGGCATTTGTAAGTGGTACTAATTCTATAGTTCAACAGATTGAAAATGTATTAAAAACAAATAAAGGTGAAAATGTTTCAAACATGAGTTTTGGAGCAAATATAAGAGACTACACCTATGACGTTGCCGTCAATAGACAAATTATTACCAGTACTTTGCAGTCAGTAATAAAATCCTCAATAAGAAAAATATTTGATGTATCAGTTACTGTGAATTATTATTCAGATACAGTAATAATTTTTGATATTCAATTTTCTACAGAAATCTCTTTGACTAGTCAAAATAAATCATCCTGCCAGATAGAAATACCATTATCATGACATACAATTTAAAAACTTTAAATGTAGCCTCTTTGGATTTTGAAGATATTAAAAATTCATTGATTTCTTTTTTAGAAATACAGCCCGGTTTGACCGATATTGATTTTAGAAACCAAGCTAGCACTGCCAATCTTTTAATTAATATTCTATCAACGGCCACGGCATATAATGGTGTATATTCACAGTTTGGATTTACCGAATCATTTTTATCAACAGCAACGTTATTAGAATCTGTAATATCAATTGCTTCAAATCATTCAATTGTTGTTCCACTTGTAAAATCTGCAGTTGTGAAGGTTTCTACTCGTGCATATCTTGAAGATTATCAATCCTATGCAGCTACAGCAACAGATGGAAGTAATTTAAATTTCTTTGTTATAAATGGAACGCCGCTTGGGGGTTTGACAAATGCACAGGAAATATATCTATATTCTGGCTCAAATGTGCAAACATTTAGCAATTATGACTTTACAAGTCAGTCAATACTTTTACCATATAACATCGACCCCGATACGATATCTTTTTATGTTTTGCCAGATTCTGCAAATAAAAATTCAAAAGTAAAATGGACACGAGTCAGTAAAGGTAATATGACTACCAATGCAGACAATAATTATTTTACTGTTACAAATGCTGCAAATGGTTATCTTGTTACTAATAATTTTGCAAATGCTAACACAGTTCCTACTTCAAAAGCTGTTTTAGTTCGTGCACTTACTGCAAACGGAACAAGTGGCAATAATGCAGTATTAGCTGACCCAAATAATAATTTTGATCTTATTGGCACTCCCAGTGGTGGTTACAATACCATATCGCTTGACACTGCAAAAGCAAAACTATTATTTGAATTAAACTATGACCGTTGTGTAACTCTCAAAGATTTTACTAATGCTATAGTTGGTTCTGGTATTTTTGGAACATCTGATCCAGATATGGTATATGTACGAAATGGTGACATTCCAGGATCTGTCAATGTTTATGTTACTGACCTTTCTACTGGAAGCCAAGCAGCTTTAATGGAATACCTAGAAGCCAAAGTCATAGCTGGAATTCAGGTGGTATACGGACTATGATTCCTCTGTTCTTTAACAGATTACCAGTAAGTATTGCTCAAAAAGTTGAGTTGCTTTTTCAAAAAGCATTGCAGCAATATGGGTCTGAACTTTACAATGTTGGAAAAGACAAATTTATTGGAGATAATCTAACAGTTCAATCATTATTTCCAGAATGGATAATTCAGGAGTATCAAAGCAATACCTCTAATGTGACAATTGTTCCTATTGTCAAACAATATCTTCGTTGGCTGTACAGCATGAAATATGGATATGGTGCATATATTCCATGGGAAGTATTGAGAAGTCCAGTATTCATGCCAACCGAATTGCTACAGGGATTGGCTGAATTATATTTTCCCGGAGAAGATTTTTCATCTGATGAATTGGCAGACATTCTTCCAAATATTCCAAAATTTTCAATACAAGTGGATTATCAATACTTTGGAAAAAAAGGAACCCCTGATGGCATTCATTATGTGTTGACAACTCTAATGGATTATAGTTATACAACTACTAAAGTTATTAGTTTTAGCAATACAGTAATAAAAATTATTGCAAATGTTTCAGATAACCATAAAGCTTTCTTAGAAAGAAGTGTTATACCAGCCGGAATGGTGATTATATATGAGGCTCCATAATGTTAAAAAAGATTGTTTCGTTTGCCATGGCGATTGCTTCGCGTGGATTTAATAACTATAAAACTGATCTGCCAACAAAACAACTAAGATACATTTCTTGTTATGGAAATGGTACTATACCACCTTGTAAATTCTTAAAGAAAAGCAAAGATTCCAATCATTATTATTGTGGAAAATGTGGATGCGGTGACCATAAACATACATGGCTAATAAGAAATCCGGGCGAATATTGTAAACTAGATTATCCTAAAATAGATTGTCCATTAAAAATGCCAGGATTTAGTAATTATGATCCAAGTTTTTATGATAAAGAAGATGGAAATAGAAAACATTCTATTGAAAATTTGGATCCATCATCCGTTCAATTGATACAGTTAACAGTAAATAATAGTGAAGAGAATCAGCGTTTATTTGAAAAACTGAATAACATTATGAAAAATACATAAATATTTTCATGGCCATTACAACCCGTCAAAATTTTATAGACTATTGCTATAGATCCCTTGGTGCTCCTGTTATTCAGGTAAACATAGACCCCACTCAAGCTGAAGATCGTCTTGACGAAGCACTGGAATATATGTATGAAAGGCACTTTGATTTTAATCAACGTGCTTTGTTTGCATATAGAATAACAGAAGCAGATAGGGCTAACAGATATTTTGATACAACTCAATTTGGACCAGCTCTTGGTGCACAGATCAAAACAGATGAAGATGGTAATACTGGTTATTGGCCACTAGCAACAGATATTCGTACCATTACAAAAGTATATGCACCAAGCGATATTGTTGGTGATTATATGTTTGATTTACGGTATCAAATGACATTATTTGATTTCTTCGGATTGTATTTTAATCAATCTGGTGCCCCACAAGGACCAATGGCTGCATACATGGAAGGTATGAGTTATATCAAACTAGTTAATGATGTATTCAACTACCCAACATCATTTACATACACAAGAACAACCGATAGACTTTTCTTGGATACTGAACACAGTAAACTTCCCGCCGGAGCATATTTGATGGTGGAAGCCTATGTTCAAATTGATACCAGCCAATATAATAAAGTTTGGAATGATAGAGTTTTCAAAAGATATTATACTGCACTATTGAAAAAACAATGGGCTCAAAATTTGTTAAAGTTTGCAGGAGTTCCTTTGCCCGGTGGAGCACAGTTAAATGCGCCGGCAATGATGACAGAAGCCATGACGGAACTTAATGCCATAGAACAACAGCTCGTAAAGACACAAGAACTGCCCCCAGATCCACTAATAGGTTAAAATGGCAACAAATCCATACATATCAAATTATAGTAATAAAGGTGAGCAAGATCTTACCGAAGGTATTACTATAGAAGTAATACAGGCAATGGGACAGGATTGCATGTATGTTCCAAGAGAATATTTTTCAATAGATAAAATTTTTGGTGAAGATCCAGGTTCATCGTTTACCGAATCTTATACACTAGAAATGTATTTGATGAACTATAAAGGATTTGATGGAACTGATGTAATAACTCAATTTGGTATTGAGATCAAAGACAAAGTTACTTTACTTTTTGCAAGAAAAAGATTTGCCCAAGAAGTAACTGCAAATCAACCATCTGTAACTAGACCAAGAGAAGGTGATTTAATTTATTTTCCTCTTTCAAAGTCTTTATTTGAAATAAACTTTGTAGAACATGAAAACCCATTATACCCATTTGGAAAGCTTTATTCTTATATGATAACTGCAGAATTGTTTACCTATAGTTATGAGAAGGTTGAAACAAATAATCAAACAATTGATTCTATTATTTCTCAAACTCGTGGACTATCTGGTTCTCAAATCATACCACTCAATATAAATATCGGTACAACTGCTGGTGTAAATGATATTCTACAGACAGAAGCCAATGGATATACGTTTGATCCTCAGAATCCTTTTGCAGTAGAAGAAAGTTCTTAAGGTAATAAATGTTTGGATATTTTTACAACCAAAGTCTTAGAAAAATAGTGATAGGATTTGGCACCCTATTCAACAATATATCTGTTGACCATGCTAATCCTGATGGTGGTAGCGATCTTAACATTCGTGTACCGATTACCTATGCGTCTCAAGAAAAATTTATAAGAAGGTTTTTAGAACCATCATCAATCAATGATGGTTTAAGAATTGAAAACCAGCTTCCGCGTATGAGTTATATCATGACTAACATACAAGCGGATCCAAGCCGAAGACGCAATGTAAATACACCTTCACTTTCACGTTCAACAGCAAATTGTGCAGAAAATCCATTGGTTATAACTGAAGAAGTTCCAGTTAATTTAGGGTTTACATTATTCATTTATACAAGACATATTGATGATACGTTGCAAATTGTTGAACAAATAATGCCGTATTTTAATCCACAGCACGTGATAACAATGGATTTAAATCCTGCAAAACCGGGTATTAATATACCCATAACGATGGTTTCCAATAGCATAAGTGAAAGGTATGATGGCGATCTTTCTACTCGCCGTATTAATATTTCTTCATTTACTTTTGTAGCAAAGACTTATATATTTGGAAAAGTGCAAAATGGAACGGTTATCAATTCAGTTTCTGTTTCTGGCCTAACAGCTGGAATTGCATTTGGATTTGACTCATGAATAAACAATTAGCTAAATTTTTTAATGTTCCAGATCAACCAGACTCTAAAACAAAAGAAATTTTGGGCGGTACGTACGATGCAAATAATTTTCAAAAAGATTATACACTTGTACAATCAAATCTAAAAGATTTGATTGGTAGCGGAAATATTGCTTTGGAGGCTGCATTGAAAGTTGCTACCGAATCAGACGCACCCAGAGCATTTGAAGTTGTTGCTATTTTGTTAAAAACAATGGCTGACTTAAACAACAATGTATTGGATGTTCATAAAAAAGCCAAAGAAACAACAAATACAAAAACAGAAATAAAACAAACAAATAATTCGGTATTTGTTGGTTCGACAAAAGATTTGCAGAACCTGTTAAATAAAGATAGAAGTACAGAAAAAAATGTGATTGATATAGAGGCAATAAAGAATGAGTCTCAACAAGAATAATCAGGGATATAGAAATAATCCAAAACTCAAACCACCGGGGATTGAGCTCCAGTATACAAAAGAACAGTTAGATGAATATATTAAATGTGCAAATGATCCTGTATACTTTTGCAACAAATACATTAAAGTAAAAACTCTTGACAAAGGTATCATGCCCTTTGAACTTTATGATTATCAACAAAAGTTTGTTAATTATATTCATAAAAATAGATTTGTTATTTCCAAATGGCCCCGTCAGTCTGGTAAGTCTACCTCTGTAATTGGTTATATATGTCATTATATTACCTTTAACCAAAGTGTAAGTGTGGCAATTCTAGCAAATAGACTAAAGACGGCCAAAGATGAATTGTATTCAAAATTACAATTAGCCTATGAAAATTTACCACAATTCCTACAACAAGGTGTAGTAGAGTGGAATAAAACATCATTAAAATTGGAAAATGGTTCCAGAGTAGTATGTGATGCTACCTCTTCCGGTGCAATCCGTGGTGGTTCGTTTAACTTTCTTCTTTTGGACGAATATGCCTTCTTGCCATCTCACGTAGCTGAAGAATTCTATGCATCTACCTATCCTACCATTTCAGCAGGTACTACCACCAAGCTTGTAATAGTTTCTACTCCCAATGGTATGAACCACTTTCATAAACTTTGGGTTGATGCCAATAGAGCAGAGGGCCACAAATTAAAAAATAAATTTATTCCCATAGAAGTTAGCTGGAGAGATGTACCGATTACTTCGGGTGGAAGAAAAAGAGACGATGTATGGGCAGCAGAACAGATTGCCAATACAAGCCCCGAACAGTTCGAACAGGAATATGGATGTAGTTTCTTGGGCTCGTCCAACACGCTGATTGCTACCTCAAAACTAAATGTTCTGGCACCAGAGGAGTTCTTGCAAGAAGATTCTGATGGACTTAGAATATTTGAACTTCCTAGAAAAGATGAAATTTACTTTTTACAAGCCGATGTCTCCAGAGGACAAGGTTCAGACTATTCAGCATTCACCGTAATAAATGGCACTTCAGCTCCATATAAGGTAGTTGCATCATATCGAAATAACGCAGTAAGTCCTTTTAATTTTCCAAATGTAATTAAAAAAGTTGGAGAACGATATAATAATGCATATGTCTTGGTAGAAACAAATGACATAGGTGGTCAGGTTTCTTCCATTCTTTACAATGATTTGGAATATGAAAATGTCCTTATGACCAAAATAATGGGTCGTAAAGGGCAGATGTTATCACAAGGATTTGCTGGTGGAAGAAGCGAAATGGGTTTAAGAACTACGGCGCAGACCAAAAAATTGGGTTGTGCTATATTTAAACGGTTAGTCGAAGAAGACAAAATTTTAATAAATGACGAAAGAATATTGAGTGAATTGATAACATTTGTTTCAAAGTCAAATACATTCAAGGCAGAAGAAGGACATAATGACGATCTGGTAATGACTTTGGTATTCTTTGCTTGGTTGACAAGACAAGAATATTTTGCAGATTTGATTGAAAGTGCAAAATTTAATTACGAAGAAGCCAAAAAGCCAGAAGATGACAATACTTTATTCATGATAAGCGAAGAATCTATGGAAGATGATGAATTTTCTGATGGAAATGTCGTTTGGAAGAAGGTATAAAAAATTACTAAATATTAGTGATAAAAAAGGACAATCATGCCAACTCTTAGTTCTTTTACTAGCACTAATCAATTCCGAACTGAAACAGCGTCTGATGCATTTAAGATGGATTGTGGCTATTTGATAGGTTTAACCTATGTAGCTCCCACATTTAGTTCGGTCGGAGCATCCAACAATCCCGGAAATTTATTTGGTTGGCTAATTTATGCCAGAGCAATTAAGTCGTCACCAGCAATAGGTACCACCGCATCAACTTATGTGTACTATACTTCGCCATCAGCAATTGTTAATGATTTAAACAAATTAAATGGTGTTACCGGGGCTTTAATAAATCCTACAACAATTACAGGAAATAGTTTTGGATTCTTTATATATGACGGGACAACTAATATTGATCAAACCAGTAATCTTGGAATTACTGGTGCCGGAAGAGAATTTTTATATGCATTAGATTATCTTTCATACGGTGGCAATCTTGTTATTGCAGGAACTACAAAAGGTTTTTTGGATTGGAAAACTGATTATAATACAGATTTTGATTTGATTATGGGTGCAACTGGTTTAGGTTTTTCTGGCGCTCAAAGATGGCTTGAAAAGGAAGCACCCTATACTATTGGTGTATTTCCCAGTATAGATGATGGTGCGGGAACAACTTTAACAAATTTTGTTTTTAACGGAACATCATTTGTCGAAGGCGCAACTGTGGCTGATCGTGTATTTTCTGTGTATGGTCAAAAAACAGTAACAAAACTTCCACTTCCATCTCTTTATACTTCCGGTGTATTGACTTATGTTAATAATCTCAGTGCCGATGTTGCTGGTATGTTTACACGCGTCAATGCTAGAAATGAGATTTATTTAACTATTGCAGGATCGGCTAGAGGTTTCATTTTAAATGGAGACGTAACAACCACAGTAAATTGGGCTGATACTAATCTTAAAACTATTCTTAGAAATGCTCGTGTAAATTATTTCTTGAATTATACAACTAAATTCCTTGGAGCAGATCTAGTTGGAGCAACTGCTTCAACGTCTAATCCAATAGTTGATGAAAGAATTGGCCCAGCTCAAATGAAGGCCAAAATGAAGAGAGATATTACAAACATTGGTCTCAAATATCTCTATGAGTTAAATAACTCAACAACCCGAAATCTAGTTACTGGAGAAATAACAAATTATTTGTTGCAATATACTACGTACTTGGATACTACAAAAACTCAAGTTATTTGCGATTCTACCAACAACAATGACAACGTATCAACACTTACAATCTTTGTAAATGTAACTCCATTGATTGGAACAACCTCGTTTACACTGAATATAACTCTAAACCAATAATATGGCATCATATAACTCATTAAACCAATTTAAAGCTGGGTTTAAGGGCGGTACTAGAGCAAACCGTTTTCGTGTTATTCCTAATTTTCCCAATACAATAAATGTTGGGAATAATAATACTACTAGATCATTTCTTATATCATCCGGATCGTTGCCAAAAGCAGATGTTGGTGTTATAGGTGTTCCATACAGAGGAAGAATGGCATATTTTGCAGGGGATCGACAATATTCGGTGTGGCCAATTAGAATTTATGATGATAATGATAGTGCTCTGTGGAAAGCCTTTAATAGTTGGAAAGAAAAATTAGACGGCCACCTTACACATAAAGTAGAAGGTAACAATTATTCTTATTCCAATTTACAGACTACTTTTTTTATAGAACAATTGAAACCAAATGGTGAAGTATTAAGAAAAATTAAATTAAATAGATGTTGGCCAAGCGAAGTAGGTGGAATTAATTTCGACTTAGGCTCATCTGAATTTGTCACCTTTGATGTAACTTTAACATTTGATTTTATAGACATACTTACTGGAATCTGACCATGGCATCACTAAATGAATTTAAAGATAACTTTAAAGGTGGTACCCGCCAAAATAGATTTTTGGTAACTGGAAGTTTTCCTTCTGGAGCTGGTACAGCTTCTACATCAGGTAATTCTAATAATGCTGGAACTGCAATTCCATTTCATATTCGATCTACCCTTATACCTACCCTACAGACAAGCACAGTTTCATATGACTACTTTGGTAGAAAATTAAATTATCCCGGTGAAAAACTTTATTCTACGTGGTCTGTGTCGATTGTCGATGACACTGACAGTGGAGATTTATGGAAAAAATTTCATCGGTGGCATAATTATATAAACAATCATGTTGACAATACAACAAGATATTCGGTTACCCCAAACTATAAAGTTAACTGGTACGTTGAACATCTTGGATTGAATGAAAATGTTCTAAAGCGTTTCCGTTTAAATGGATTGTGGCCCAGAACAATAAATGAGATGTCTTTCAGCATGGCTCGTCCAAATGTGTTAAATACTTTTAACGTAGTATTTGTTTATGATACAATTTCGATTGATGGCATAACACAGAGAGACGTTTTATAAAAAGGAATTATTGATGGAAATAGATATTTTTGGATTCCAGTTTGGTAGAACAAAAGACGAACCACAGAAAAAAAGTGAGATTGTAGCACAAAATATTGCTGCTCCCGAAATTTTTGATGGAACTGTTACAGTTGAAGCTGGTGGATTTTTTGGAACTGCTTTGGACTATGCTGCCAATCTTCGTGATGAAGGTGCATCTATCATTCAATATCGGAATATGTCTATATATCCCGAGGTAGATAATGCTATTGATGAAATTGTTAATGCATCAATTGTACCCGGCACAGACCGCAAACCAGTAAAATTAGATCTTGTCAGTGTTCCAATTTCTGAGCCAATTAAATTAAAGATTTACAAAGAATTTGAGAAAATTATCCATCTAATGGATTTCAATGGAAAATCCTATGAAATTTTTAGAAGATGGTATATCGACTCTCGTATATTTTATAATATTGCAATTGATAAAGATCAACCAATGAATGGAATTGAGGAAATTATTCCTCTTGATCCTCTAAAGATAAAAAAGATTCGTAAAGTTGAAAAACAACAAGAACGAGTCGGAAATACTCAAGTTGGTGTAATCAAAAAGATTGAAGAATATTATCTTTATACTAATACCGACAAAGAAACATATATGTTGACTGGACCGGGTGGACTGCATCTATCTACAGATAGCGTAGTTTATGTTCCATCTGGTGTTGTTGATCTTAATACAAAGAGAGTTCTTGGCTATCTGCACAAAGCAATCAGACCATTGAACATGTTAAGACAACTAGAAGATTCTCTTCTAGTTTACCGTGTTGCCCGGGCACCTGAACGAAGAGTCTTCTACGTTGATGTAGGACAGCTTCCAAAACAAAAGGCCGAGCAATACGTTCGTGACATGATGAGCCGTTTCCGCACACGCCTGATCTACAATCAGACTACTGGCGAAGTGCGCGACGAAAGAAACCATCTTTCCGTATTGGAAGATTACTGGATTCCTCGCCGTGAAGGTTCTAATGGCACACAGATTACCACTCTTCCCGGTGGTAACGCCATGTCTCAGATTGAAGACGTAGAATACTTTAAGAAGAAGTTGTATGCTTCATTGAACGTTCCTCTTAGTCGTTTGATGTCAGATCAAACTGGATTTAATATGGGTCGTTCAGTAGAAATTACGAGAGAAGAAGTCAAGTTTTATAAATTTATTGAAAGACTTCGCCATCAATTTAGCAAGTTGTTCTTAGATCTATTGCGAGTTCAATTGATCCTAAAAGGTATAATGACTGAAGATGACTGGCACGAACTTCGTCCAGAAATCAAAGTAGTATTCAATACCGACAATTATTTCTGGGATCTCAAAGAAGCAGAAATTTTGGCAGAACGCCTAAAGATGGTTCAGTTTGTTGATCCATATGTTGGAAAGTATTTCTCTTCAGAATATATTCGCAGAAAAATTTTGAAACAAACTGAAGAAGAAATGCAAGAGATGGATAAAGAAATAGCAGTTGACAGACAGAGAATCCAAGCCGAACAAATGGCACAGATGGCCCAACAACAGGCTGCTGCTGAAGGACAGCCACCACAATGAGTGAAACTAGCACTACACTTTTAAAAAAGAGTTTTGAAAGTCTAATTCAAAATAATGATGACCAGTTTAAGAAATCCTTAAGCATTGCATTATCAATGAAACTCAATGAAAATATTGAGTATTTGAGAATACATACACAAAAAAAATTATTTGAGCCAGTATTTAAATTTACTCCTAAATCAGAAGAAATTAAAAATTTTGTTGAGTTTTTAGAATCATATGATCCTTCAAATCCATCAAAAATTAAATTAAAAAATGAAAGTGTTATAAATATAACAGAGAAAGAACTTAAAGATATCAAGATACTATTTGATCAGCTTAGCCCTAAAAATAGAACTCTAATGGTTGAATCTATTTTTGAAAGCAAAGCCAATTTAGATCAACATCTTGAATTTTGCCAGAAAGTAAAGGTATTACAAAAATGAATCCCAAAGTAAATGAACTAATCAAAAATATGATTGACGAGAACGTAGTTGCTTTCAAAGAGAATACCTCCAAGCTTCTCTATGAAAAGACTGGCAAAAAAATTGAAGGAATGTACGAAACAGTCGCAAAAACCATCATAAAGCCCACAAATGAAACTAATAACTGAAATCAACGAAGATATCAAGTACATCAAAGAGAACACCGGAAACGGTGACAAGGCTTATTTCATTGAAGGCGTCTTTATGCAAGCCAGCGTAAAGAACCGCAATGGTAGAGTATATCCACAAGGCATTTTAATTAAGGAATGCAAAAGATATATCACCGAGTACGTTGACAAAGGCCGTGCTCTTGGTGAACTAAATCATCCAACTGGCCCAACAGTCAACCTTGATCGTGTATCTCATATCGTCAAGGAACTTCATGAAGATGGCAACACCATTTACGGTAAGGCCAAAATCATGGATACACCAATGGGCCGTATTGTAAAGAACCTAATTGAAGAAGGTGCACAACTTGGTGTTTCTACTCGTGGTATGGGATCTTTAAAATCCAAGAATGGCTATCAAGAAGTTCAAGAAGATTTCATGCTTGCTGCAGTTGATATTGTAGCCGATCCATCAGCTCCAAATGCTTTTGTTAATGGAATCATGGAAGGAAAAGAATGGATTCTTGAGAATGGATCATGGTCTGAAAAAGAATTCAATAATGCTAAAAGAATTATCAAGGGTTCTTCCAAGAGAGATTTGAATGAAAATATGGTCAAACTATTCAATGACTATTTTAGGAGCATGTAATGTCATTCAACTACATCACTGAAGGTTCTAAAAATTATATTAAATATGTTCTTCAATTAAATGAAGAATCTATGACAGGTATTACTTTTGTAGCTCCAGGTCGTAAAAAAGAAACTAGAAAAAGACCTTCTTTTACTTTCAGTGGTGGTGCAGGTGGAAAAGGATTGGGTGGAGGAGATGATATTCAACCTGGAGATTTTCTTTCAACAGAAAAAGATGAAAAGGGAAAAATAAAAGATCAAGGTTTGCGTGGAGCCATAATGTGGGGTAATTCGAAAATTCCAAATTCACGTACAACAAATCAAAAAACAGGCGAAGAGCAAGAGAATACCCAAGGTGGTTTAGACTATATAACCTCATTAGGTCAAGCTCAAAGTGCTTTGGATTTTGCAGATCAAATGATGCCTGCAGCAGTAAAACTGCTTTTAGCCAAAGGTCTTTTTGATTCACAAGTTAAAGCTAATCCCGGCAGTACTGCCGGCCCTCCCAGCAGCAGTAATATTTCTTTGAAAGGTGCATTAGATGCGGGACGCGGTAACGGTAGCAAAGATCAACAAATAGCTCTTTCTGGATTTGAAGCTGTATCAGGGGATATAATATCTCAAATTGAAAAATTAACTGGCGCTAAGGGGATTGCTAGTGACGACAATCCTCTGGCTCAAAAAGTAATGCAATATAGCAAAAATTTGGGAGCAATAGATCCTTATAATCCGCTATTGGGTCTAAAAATTGGTGTTGAAATGTTGGGTGGTAAGGAAGTTTTGAGAAGAACAAGAGAACTTGGTGCAGCACAGAGTGCTGGAGCAGCAAGTTCAATGGGACATCCCTCTGGTTTCAGAGGATATTAAAAATTAAAATATACTAAATAATTTAACCTTAAGGATTAATTGACATGAAAAAGAACAAAAAACTAAATTTATCTGAAGCTGCTGCCCAAGTAATGGGTGGAGTAAAGACCGTTATGGACGCAACTGGTCGTTCCGATATGGTAGCCACCGGCGGTGGATCCATGGTTCCCGCTCCAGTTGACACAACTGGAGTTTCCGCAACTGCAGTATCTGCTGGTAAACCTGGTGTACCCACAGTCATGAGAACTGCTGCTCCCGGTGTTTATGCCACTGCCGCATATCAAGATACCAATGAAGAAGATGGCGATGAAGATGTTGCAATTCACACAGATGCACAAGAAGACGAAGAAGAAGTAATGCCTACTGAAACCAATGAAGAACTAAAGGCACAATTCCGTGATGCCATTATTTCTCTTCTTGGTGAAGGTAATGTCAATAAGTCTTCTCTAGAACAACTTGAAGCAATCTTTGAGGCTGCTGTCTCTGACAGAGTTGAATCAGAAGTTGCCAAGGTTCTTGTTGAACTTGATGAGAATGCCAAAGACTATCTCTCCAATGTAACCAATTCATTGGTTGAGAAGGTTGATGACTATCTTGAGTACGTCGTTGAAGAGTGGATGACAGAGAATACCGTTGCTGTTGAACAAGGTATCAAAACCACTATTGCTGAAAACTTCATCAGTGGTCTAAAGAATCTCTTTGAGAATCACTACATCGACGTTCCAAACGAGAAGTACAATGTTCTTGATGAACTCTATGAGCAAAACAGAAAACTTCAAGAAGCTCTCAATGAGTCAATGAAATTCGGCATCGATCTCAAGAAAGAGATTGCACTCACTGAGTGTGCTGGAATCTTTGTTGCCGAGACCAAGAATCTTGCCGATACTCAAGTTAACAAACTACAAAATCTAATGGAAAATATCAACTTCAACTCTCCAGAAGAGTATCGTAACAAGTTGGTAGCCATCAAGGAAAACTATTTACAGGGTAATAGAGTTTCTGTACCCTCAAGAGCAGTTGATGAGGATATGACCTTCTCAAAGACTGTTTCTGCTCCAGTAACACTCGTAGAAAACTATGCGAATGTATTGGGTAGATTGAATAAGAAACTATAACTTTACTAATTACTAAATAATTTTAACTCACAGGAGAATTTACTAAAATGCAATTTCAAGACAATACCCCATATGACATCCTAACCGAGAAATGGAATCCAGTGCTCAATCACGATGCACTATCTCCAATCGGTGATGATTACCGTAAGAAGGTCACTGCCGTCCTTCTTGAGAACCAAGAACAAGCCATTCGTAGCCAACACCTCGCTGAGGATATGAGCTCCGGTAACCTCGGTGGTCCCGCCACCTCCACTGGTTACAACACTGGTGCCGTCTCTGGTTATGACCCCGTTCTAATCAGCCTCGTTCGTCGTTCCATGCCAAATCTCATGGCATACGACATCTGCGGCGTTCAACCCATGACTGCCCCAACCGGCCTCATCTTTGCGATGCGTGCCCAATATGGTGTAGGTGGTAGCTATGGTAATAGCAATTACACCGAAGCCCTGTTCCAAGAACCACAACCAGTTTACGGTGGTTCAGGATATACTCTCACCGGTCTATCATTCGCTGGTAGTACCGGTGGTTACGGTCTATCTGCAGGTTGGAACTATTCCGCAGGATTCTCTGGTGGTATTAACTATACTGCATATGCCGGTACTGGTATTAACTCATTCAACGCCCTCCGTGGTATGTTGACCAATTATGGCGAAGCTCTAGGAAGCAGCTCTAACGTCAGCCCATACCAAGCCTTGAATCAAATGTCTTTCTCAATTGACCGCGTTGCTGTACAAGCTCGTACTCGCGCTCTAAGCAGCAACTATTCAGTTGAATTGGCTCAAGACCTCAAGGCCGTTCATGGTCTTGATGCTGAAGCAGAACTCGCCAATCTCCTCAGCACTGAAATTCTTGCTGAAATCAACCGCGAGATCGTCCGTACTATTTACTACGTTGCTCGTAAGGGTTCTGTCCAACCTGATATTGGAAATCAAGGTGTATATAACCTTGTTGCTGACTCAGATGGTCGTTGGTCTGCTGAACGCTTCCGCGGCCTCAGCTTCCAAATTGAGCGCGAGTGCAATGCAATCGCCAAGGAAACCCGCCGTGGTAAGGGCAACTTCATCATTTGCGATAGCGATACCGCAGCCGCCCTCGCCATGTCTGGCTTCATGAGCCTCAGCCCAGCCATTGCTCCTCAACTCAATGTTGATGATACCCAAGCAACGTTTGCTGGTATTCTAAGTGGTAAGATCCGTGTTTACATCGATCCATATGCCCCACTTGGTGCCAACTTCTTCGTTGCTGGTTATAAGGGTGAGAGTCCATATGATGCAGGTCTCTTCTACTGCCCATACGTTCCTCTCCAAATGGTCCGTGCAGTTGATCCCAATACTTTCCAACCACGTATTGCGTTCAAGACCCGTTATGGAGTTGTTGCGAACCCCTTCGTTCTCAATAGCAGCAGAGTTCCAGATGGTGAAACCTTGTCACAAGGTATCAACCAATACTACCGTCTAACCCAAGTTGCCAACCTCCACGGCAACGGTACTTGATTAGAAGTTAGTAGATAGCGTAAGTTCAAAAACCCTCCCGAGAAATCGGGAGGGTTTTCTTTTATCCATAAATATTTCTATGGCAACCTGCTCAAGTAATACCAATCCACTTTACAATAATTACTTTACTCTTAAGTTTAATAGAGGAACTAGCCAACTGGAACTCATGTGCCAGAGAGCAAACCTTCCCGGTATTTCTGTTCCAGATCTAGTTCAACCAACTACTTTGGGTACTACAATTCCAGTTCCAAGTATGGTTGCTGGATTTGAACCTCTGGCAGTGGAATTCATTGTTGATGAAAATATGACAAATTGGAATTCCATATACTCATGGATTCGAAATATTACAAATATTGAAAATGACACTCAATACAATATTGATTACCAAACCTGGCATATTACAGGAACCCTGAGCATTTATACAGGTCCGTTTGGACTTGCTAACAACAGCCCTATAACAATAACTTTTACAAATATTGTTCCAATATATTTGAGTGGATTGAATTTTCAATCTGACAATAGTGATGCAATTGTTCAAAAAGCCAATTGCAAATTTAAATATTCATATTATACAATATCACCTAATCCTCCCGCCATACTTACTTAAAGATAGTCAGTAGGGTTGTCAGACCAACTTTCTGGGTTCTCTGGGGGCAGATTTGGGTCAAATGGCAATTTGTTTTGCTCAGGCTTGACTTTACGGCGCTTCTTGCGCTTGGGTTGGGGTGCAGGCTCTTCTGGGGGTAGTTCGTTTATAGGGGATTCTTGGTCTTCGTTTGACAATATATCTTCTTCGTCACCCTCATCTAGTAAAATTTCAGCCTCTTCAAAGTTATCTATCAGATCATTGACAAAATTTACAAAATCTTCATTTGTAAATAAATCATTCAACATTTGGAGACCAGATTCGTGTGCAAACTTCATATCATCGGGAAGAGATGAAACTACAGTTTTGGGATCTGTCTGCATTGTCATAAAATATATCTCATACATTTTCTCTAATTCCAGAGTAGGTGCTCCAATATAAACTATGACATTGCGTGTTAGAGAAATTTCATGACCACGAATATTGGAAAGATAATTTGTTAGTTTGACGTATTCTACCAATTCGCCTTGTTCATCACGAACAACATAGGCTTCAAGCCGAGCAGGCAGTTTAATTGAAATTCTATCGGTGTAAGCCTCATTGACCATACCAATTATTTCTTCGCCTGAAGTAAGCTTAACAACTCGCAATACACCGCCAAAAGAATTCTCGGGAAGTGATTCGGACATGTATATGTCCTCCCTTCACTATTATTTATCTTTTATGCTGTCCTTTAAAGACATGGAAAAGATTTTATGGTCAAACTTTTCTTTTTTATATATTTTTACACGTTCTTCGAAGTGACGGAAGATATGGTTCTTGTGTTTCAGCCAGCATAGGTCATCTACAATGTCAAAAACTTTGAGTGTCTTCTTTTTTGCAGACACTCTTAGACCACGACCAATGCTTTGAAGCAATCTGATTATAGACTTAGTAGGCGAGGCAAAAATAATATTGTCGATATTAACAATATTGATACCAGCGCTAGTAGTGCCATAACTCGCAACCAGTATAGCATCTCTTTCCGTATCAACGACTTTTCTAATATATTCTCTTGTGTCTGCTTCTGTTTTTCCAGAGATGAAATATATTGGTCTACCGCTTTTTGCTGACTCCAAGAGAGCGGCGAGAGGCTTTCCGTGATCTTCGACGTAATTAAAGAGGACGAGCGTGTTGCCTTTGGTTTTGAGTGCGAGTTCTTTGACAAATTCGTTCCTCTTTTTATTAGTTATGATCCACTTTAATTCGTCAGGATATTTTTGCTTTTTAAGCAGTTGCTTCTCTTCGTCGCTATACTGCAACAGAATACAGTCGATTCCAATAGTAGCAAGCAATCCCTTGTTCATTAAGTTCTTTGTTTGAATGAACTGAATGGCGGGACCAAGGATGCCTTCTATGCTCAGTCGATGTGCCTGTGCTTGGTCTAGTGTTCCTGTTGTACCAATACGAAACCAAGCCTTGGCAAGCTTCTGACCAATCATGTTGATCGATTCTGCTTTGGCTTGATGGCACTCGTCAAAGAAGATGGCATCAAACTGATCAAACCATTCTCTTGGCAATTTGTATATTGATTGCCATGTAGAGACTACAATCTGTTTATTTGTATCTTTATCTACACCAGCAGATATCTTATGGATGTACTTTTTGCAAGACCAAGATGAATCTTGTGAAGAGTAATCAAAAAAATCAGAATCCATCTGATTCACGAGACCAACGGTTGGCACGAGAATCAAAATTTTGCGATTTGACGATAATACGGATTGTAGAAATCGGACCAAGACGTAGATTATCAAACTTTTGCCCGAACCAGTAGGAGAAATTAATACGCATCTGTGATGGTTCAAAGCATGCATAATAGCCTGCTGCTGATGGGCATGCATCTGCACGGGCTTCTTCTTCACCGACACCGCTAGGGTATCGTAGAATTGTGCAAGCTGTGTTTCCTTTATACATAAAGGATTCCTATTCTCTTTAATATTTAATGAATATTTACGATCTTGAGAAAACTTATCAAGATAAGTTTTTAAGCCACGTGGAAGAGTGGATGTAAGGATATCATATAACCGGATTTTCCCATCCCATATACGCCGTTTGAACATAGGCATATACTGGGCACCGGGTACCATGAACGAGAAATAATCTCGTAACTCTTGTTTGATTCCTTTTTCTGCTTTGATGTAGTAACGAACTTCATCTACAGATTCAACTTCAATATCCACATAATATTTATACTATGCCATTCATCATTTTTTGCCAATCAATGGCAGACTTGATGTTGAAGTTTCGGTTGTTGATGGCCTTTAGAAATTCTTCAACCATCTTGACCTTGATCTCATTGACAGCCACTTTGGACTTCAATTCAACGATCTTGGGATCACCCTCAATGAACTTTTCTACATCAGTCTTAAGTAGATCCAAGTCAAAAGGTTCCTCTCCCCATGCTTCCAGTTCTTCTTTGGATGCTTTACCAGTCAAAATTTTCCACTTACGCAATCTTTGAATTGCATAATCATTCTGGTGCTTGGTCAAAAGTAATTTAAAGTCTGTAAGCATATTAAGATACTTGGCGTGTACTTGAGGTATCTTAAGAGCCTCTACACCTAATTCTGTAGAGTCTATTTGGGAATCTTTAGTAATATTATTCTTGAGGTCTTCTAGATTCATTTGGTTTGAAGTATAAAGTACTTTAGGAAAAAGTCAACTAAATAACTTGACATCTTTATATGATGTATTATATTTATTGTGAGGTCTTATGATTATTGATTTACGCGAAATTCCGGTTGTCTGGATTAATTTAGATTCTGCAACAAAAAATGCAGAAACAATGAAAACAAGATTTGAAAAATATGGGTTTAAAAACACTCATAGAAAATCTGCTTTAATCATTCCACCACCACCAAATACTGACAAATCAATAGCACACTTTAGGGGGTGTGGTCAGTCCCATATTGATATATTGGATGAGATGGCTTATACAACGCCACTTTTGGTTTTAGAGGATGATGTTGAATTTGTAGACAATTTTAATCCAGTAATAACTTTACCTGATGATTCTGATGCCGTATATTTGGGTATCTCTCATGGTAATGCATATTACCAAACATGCAAACAAGATGACAATTATTTAAGAATTTCAGGAATTTTGGCCGCACATGCTATTTTATATATTACTCCTAAATTTCGACAAGCAATGTCGCAAATAGGAAAGCATTGTCTGTATGATTTAAATAAACCGTGGGACCTAGGTACTGCTGCCATCCAACCTCATTTTAAAGTATATACGCCAAATAGTCCTCTTATATACCAGTCAAATGATAGGGAAAGTTCTAATAAATGGCAGAATCTAACAGATAGCCCACTAGAAAATAGAAATTTTATTTTTCCATGATTACCTATAATATGCTTGGTAAATATGGTCGCATGGGAAACCAGATGTTTCAATACGCAACATTATTTGCTATTGCCAAAACACGTGGTTATGAATTTGGAGTTCCATATAAACTTAAATCTGATAATCCATATTTAAATTTTTGTCTGGATCGGGCTTTTCCAAATTTATCTGCAAAAGATAGCAGCGATATACAAAGCATTCATAGGGCACAAGAACGAAATTTTACATATAATGCAGGTATTTTTGGTATACCCGATAATACTGATATAATTGGTTATTTTCAAAGTGAAAAGTATTTTATTGATTATAGAGAACAGCTACTGAATGAATTTAATTTTCAAAAGGATATAGTACAAAGGTCTTTTGACATAAGAAGTATATCCCGTAAACCAGTTATTTCTATACATTTAAGATTTGGTGATTATAAAAATTTAACTGATAAACACCCTATCTGTAATATTGAATACTATAAAGAAGCATTGAGTCATCTTCCAGATGATTTGTTGCTAATATCATTTAGCGATGAACCGGCGCTGGCTACTGAAATATTAAATTCGTTGAATAGAAAATATTTTATTACAGAAACTAATGATCAGAATATAGACATGTGCACTATGTCATTATGTGATTACCATATAATTGCAAATAGTTCATTTAGTTGGTGGGGGGCCTGGTTATCTGAAAGTAGAAAAGTAATTGCTCCAAGCCAATGGTTTGGCAGCGCACCAGAAATGCCAAAAAATTGGTCTGATATTTATTGCAAAAATTGGATTATCATATGAATAAACTTCATATTTTTACCGATGCATTTACAGTTGGTTCTTGTTTAAATAGCCCACCAAAAAATTTTGAATGGGTGTTCAACCAATATCCAACAGACGGATCACCAGTTGTTTATTTTGATTCTTCCATATTTAAAAACATGAATGATGGATATAATGGTCCAAGATATGGATGGCTTGGTGAATCATCTGAAATTATATCTAATCTGATTATGGGAGTTACATCGAATAAAGATGTATTAAAACTTAGATATAAAAATATCTTCACAAATGACAAAAGGATTATTAACATTGATCCTGAGTTTTTTAAATATAATCCACCTGCATCTAACATGCCATGGATTAAAACACATGATATATTTGAAAAAACAAAACTCTGTTCATACATAACAAGCTTTAAACAATTTACCTCTGGTCATATTAAGCGTATGGAATTGTTTGAAAAATTAAAAAACAATCCACAATTTAAAGATCATATATTTGGAAGAGATTATAGATTCATTCTAGACAAGCTAGATGGCTTAAAGGATTATATGTTTTCTATTGTAATCGAAAATAGTATCTATCCAAAATATTATACTGAAAAGATAACCGACTGCTTTGCTACTGGTACTGTGCCTATATATTATGGTGACAAATCTATTGGTGAGGATTTTGATTTAAATGGTATTATTTTTATAGAAGATCTAAAGTCATTTGATTTATTAACTGCAGATTTATATTTTTCTATGCTTCCAGCAGTCAATAACAACTTTAATAATCTGCAAAAATTAAAAACAGCAGACGATTTTATATACGAGAGCATTAATGATAAAGTTAAGCATACATAATTTTTGGCCAGATTTTAACTATGATGAAAATATTTTTATATCAATGTTGCAGGACATTTATAAAGATGAATTAATTGTTACAAATAATGTAAATGACTGCAATCTTTGTTTAGTTGCAGAAAATTATGTTCCTCCTGAAATAGATACCATTTTCAATAAAGATGGGATTATAATATTAGATGATAATTTTGATATTAATAAACTATCTCCAGAATACTATTGGTCAAAAATGAATGCTATTAAAGAGAACTATGAACTGTGTTTAAATCATAAAATTGCTGATGACTGCCTTTTTGAACAAATAGAAAAAGAAATACACAATGATACCTACAATTTATAATGGTGAACATCTATTAAGCCCAGAATTAATGGATTTTGACCGATCCATTGAAATACATGTAACAAGATTTTTAAGAAATAGTACTCCTCAATATATATTAAGACAATCTTCTAATAGTATTAGTAATACATTTATTGTCGATACCATTTATCCGAATAGTTCACCAAGTTTTAAAGTATATTTAGATTCTACTGAACCAAAAGTATGTTATATGAAAGAAATAGAGAGTGATATTATACTATTTTCTTCTTTTTATGATTTGATATTGACATCCAATGAAGACATTTTAAAAGTATTGCCTAATTCTAAATTGTTTGTATATGGAACGACATGGTTAAATAAACATATTGGGGATACAACGTATTTGGGTTATATTGATGCTAATTTTAATGGATTTTCTATTATCAAAGATAATAATATTAGTTTTTTGATAACAAATAAAAGTCAACATGCCTTAGAAACGGTTGAGGGTTATAGATTAAGACAAAAAGTGTGGAATCTTAAACAAAATATTAATATGAAAACATTATTTTACTGCAGTAATACTCATTTACAATGGAGGTTACAAACTGAACATGATGGTATATTACCAAATGATGATAAAATGGAATTATTTAAATCAAAATTTTCTATAATAATAGAAAATTCTCAAGAAACAAATTATTTTAGTGAAAAATTAATAGATTGTTTAATCACTAAAACTGTACCTATATACTGGGGATGTCCAAATATCGGTGATTATTTTGATTTAGATGGATTTATTGTATTTGAAAATGAAAATGATTTTTTAAATAAAATAAATTCAATTGATTTGGAATCCTATTATTTGGATAAACAAGTAGTTATTGAACATAATTTTAATGAAGCAAAAAAATATGCTATCAACTACTCAAAAAGACTAGAAACAACTATAAAGAAATATTTAACTCCTAATATTACAGAAAGCATTATATGAAAAATTTAAACATAACATTTGTCAATGATTGGCATTGTGGTGATGTACATATGTCTAGGAATTATGTTAAAGATCTTATGAATATTATGGGTTCCAATCATACATATACATTTTATCACCCAAATGACATTTCTCTTTTGAGTGACATTCCTCAGTTACAGTCAACAAATACCATTCCAGTGAATAGTGATGTATATATTAATACATGGATCGGTCAGTATATCCATAGCGGAATACCTTTTGAAGGCTGTAATTATATAAGTTATTATGGTGTTATGAAAAAACTATATGAAAATTTAGGTCTGCTGAATCATCTAAAACCCATGATAGAGTATGTACCTTCGATAGATTATTCTTATTTTAAAATCTCTAATATAGATACCTATTTTGAATTAAATAAAAATAAACATATTCTTATATGTAATAATGATGTTATGTCTGGTCAAGCTCCAAATTTTTCTATGAATTTTTTAATAGATGCTTTGGCAACGGAATATCCTGATTATACTTTTATATGTACCAACCCATTAACATCGATTGATAAATATAGTAACGTTATATATGCTAATCATATAATAAATGTTGATATTAAATCAAATTTAAATGAAATTTCATACCTATCAACTAAGTGTCAGTCAATAATTGGAAGATCATCTGGACCATATTCTTTTAGTTTAACAAAAGAAAATATTTTAAATAAAAAATTTATTTGTTTTTGTAATAAAAAAGCTGATAACTGGTATTACTCATTTGATGATTCTCAATACCCAATCTGGAGTAATGATTATTCAGAAAATAATATGATTGGTATCGTAAAAAGTGTATTAAGTACATTATGAAAAATATATTATTATTAAACCATAAAATGAAAAACTGTGGGGTATACCAATATGGATTGCGTACAGCCAATATTTTAAAAAAATCAACTAAATACAATTTTATATATACTGAAATAGATAATTTAAATGAATATAATGCTGCTTTAAAATTAAATAACCCGTTTGCAGTTATATACAATAATCATTTAGATATACTTGACTGGTTTTCTCCTGAAGTAGTTTCATCAAATAGACAATGCTTACATGTAGGGATAATTCATGAAGGCGAATGTTATAAAAAATACAATTATGATTATCATATACATGAAGACTCAAGTTCACATGATAGAGAAAATATATTTGTTGTACCCCGACCTTTATTAGAATACACTGGTCAACACAAAAATCCAACTATTCCCACTATAAATAGTTTTGGTTTTGGTTTTGCAGATAAAGGTTTTGATAAAATTGTAAATCTTGTGGAGTCACAATTTGATGAAGCTTGTATAAATTTACATATGACCCATGCTTTTTTTGGTAGACCTTTAACTGAACTTTTACAGCTTTCAGAATATTGTAGAAGTATAGTAAATAAACAAAATATTACTTTAAATATTACAAATAATTTTTTAAATGAAAATGAGTTACTAGATTTTTTAGCTTCTTCTACAATAAATGTATTTTTATATAATGAAAAATCGCACACAACAAGAGGTCTTTCTTCAGTAATAGATTATGCGCTTTCAGTCGATAAGCCCATAGCAATATCCAAATCAAATATGTTTAGACATTTAAAGGATGTAAACCCATCTATATATGTTGATGAAAGAGCCCTCAGTGATATTATACAGTCTGGAACCGAACCCCTATTAAATATTAAAAATAAATTTTCAAATATAGAATTCATAAAAAAATATGAATATATTTTTGATTATATATGTGAAAGATAAAATGATTTTTTATTCTCAGTCGGATCAAGATAAATGGGTATGTTTTTTGCTTAACAATAAAGTTAATGGATACTTTATTGATATTGGTGCTTATGATGGAATATCAACAAGTAACACATATACATTAGAAAAATTTTTAAATTGGAATGGTATTTGTATAGAAGCCAATCCAAGTGCGTTTTTTAATTTAAATCAAAATAGGCGTTGTATTAATGTGCATGCAGCTGTTTCTGATAATAATGGAACTTGTACCTTTGGAGCAGATTCAATAGGTTCGGGTAACACAATTGTAAATTGTTTTACACTGGATAAAATTTTATTAGATAATAATTGTAGTAAGGACATTGACTATCTCTCTATAGATATAGAGGGGCACGAATATAATGTTTTATCAAATTTTGATTTTAATACATGGAAAATAAAATTAATGACTGTAGAGCATAATTTGTATTGTTCTGGTCCAACAAATAAAAACAAATTATATGAATTATTAACAAATTCTGGATTTACTAGAGTTGTTGATAATGCTAGATGTTTAGATAAAACCCCTGCATACTATAATCAACCCTATGAAGATTGGTATATTAATACTTGCTATTTGGATTCTTTGAGCCATAATATAAAGGAATGGAACAACAAAATATGAAAGAACTATTTACATTAGGTGACTTATTTGTTTCGGATTTTTTAAAGACTGGTGAGAAACCACGTACCGGACAAACAGAATTAAAAATGATGTTGGAAGAAGATACGGGAGCCGTAAGATTAGAAAAGAGTGCTCCTCTCGATACCATGTATGGAAAATACTGGTATAGATCTGGAATTAATTTAACTATGAAAAATGAGTTAAATGGAATTGTATCTTCAATTTTAAATTGTGTAAAATTAAAAGATAATGATTTGTGGTTAGATATAGCCTGCAATGATGGAACTCTTTTGAGTTTTGTTCCAAATAATTTAATAAAAATTGGAATCGATCCAGTAGATGATTCATATAAAACAGAATCAGAAAAACACGCAAATTTAATTATTCAAGACTATTTTTCTGCAGAAGTGTTTAAACACTCTAAATTTAAAAATTTAAAGGCAAAAGTTATAACAACTATTGCTATGTTTTATGATTTAGAAAATCCAGATAAATTTATTGAAGATATCAACATGGTTCTTGATGACAATGGTGTTTGGGTTTTACAACTTTCGTATACCCCATTAATGTTACAACAAGTCGCATTTGACAACATTTGTCACGAACATATTTACTATTATTCACTCTTTAATATCAAAAAGATGTTTAAAAAGCATAGATTGGATATTGTAGATGTTCAATTAAATGATATAAATGGTGGATCATTTAGAATTTATGTTATGAAAGATACTGCTGACAAATCTACGTTTGGAACTCAACCTTATAGAGATGTATGTAATTTTAGAATAAATTCTTTATTGGCTTATGAAAATACACTCAAATTAGATCATAAAGAAACTTGGATTGATTTTTATAATAATATTAAAGATGTAAAAGAAAAAACATTAGAATTTATTAAATCTGAAAAACAAAAAGGTAAAAAAATCTGGGCATATGGAGCCTCAACAAAAGGTAATACCTTATTACAATATTTTGGTCTAGATCATACATTGATTGACGGTATTGCTGAACGCAGTATATATAAATTTGGTTTAAAAACAGTTGGTACTGAGATTCCTATTTTTTCTGAAGATGAAATGCGTAAAGCAAAACCAGATTATTTATTAGTTTTACCATGGCATTTTATAGATGAATTTATTAAAAGAGAAGCAGACTTTTTAAATGGTGGTGGAAAGTTTATCGTTCCTTGTCCTAAATTTGAAATTATTGGAGCCAGATAATTTATATGGAAACTATAGGAAATTTAATAGATAAATTAACAATTGTTAATATTAGAATATGGACTGCTGAAGATATTAAGAGAAATAAAACTTCTAACGATAAACAAATTGCAGATGCTACTAAAATTACAAATATTTCAAATTCACAAAGAAATGATCTGATTCAAGAAATTGATGAAAAAATAAATCATATGATTAAAACTGGTGATTTACAAAAATTATATTCTCAAGGTTCTTCTAAAATGTATGGAAAGGATTAATTAGTGAGTGTATTAATAACTGGTGGGTCTGGATTACTTGGTTCGCATTTAAATATTAAAGATTCATATAAACCTTCTAGCAAAGAATTAAATCTTTTAAATTATTCTGAACTACAAAGATTTATAGAAACAAATAATATTAAAAAAATTGTTCATTGTGCTGCTTTAGTTGGTGGTGTTCATGCCAACAAAAGTAAAATTTATGACTTTTTTAGTTTAAATTTACAGATGAATTTAAATATAATTAACGCATGCAAAATGTTTAATTTACATAATTCTGTTTTTATTCTTTCCACGTGTATATTACCTGCTAATGGACCATTTCCTTTAATTGAAGAAATGTTACATGATGGTGAACCACATTATACAAATTATGGCTATGCATATGCTAAAAGAATGTTAGAGGTTGGGGCTAGGTGCATGTTAGAACAATATGGTACAAAAGCCACATGCATTATTCCCTGCAATTTTTATGGAGCCAATGATAATCATGATTTGGAATATGGACACGTAATTCCAAGTCTCATTCATAAATGTTATTTGGCAATTAAAAATAATACAGATTTAGTTGTATGGGGATCAGGAAAACCTGAACGAGAATTTATTTATGTAAAAGATTTAGCATATGTTGTAGAAAAATTGATAGACACTGGAGATAAAATAGATTATCCACAGTCTATGATTATTTCGCCAAATAAATCATATTCAATTGAAAGTATAACTGAACTAATAGTTCAAAAAATGAACTTTAAAGGTAATGTAATTTTTGATAAAGCCAAACCAGATGGAATATTAAAAAAACCAACTAGTAATGCATTATTTACAAAATATTTTCCAAATTATAATTTTGTGCCTATAGAATATGGTTTAGATGCTTCTATAGAACATTTTACAGTTAATTATCCAAACGTAAGAAAATAATATGAATCAAAAAATAGCTTTAATTATTGGCGCAAATGGTCAGGATGCATCATATCTTGCAGAATTTTTAATTGAAAAAAATTATGTAGTACATGGTACTATTAGAAGAAATTCTGTACCTGAATCCCAGACAACTCGTATACAGCATTTGCACGACAAAGATTTGATTACTTTACATTATGCAGATTTGACAGATCCGATTAGCATTGAAACAGTTATTCAAAAACTGCAACCTAATGAAATCTATCATTTAGCTGCACAGTCACATGTTCAAATTTCTTTTGATTTGCCACAATACACATTGGATGTGAATGGTGGTGGAACTCTTGCCGTGCTGGAAGCAGTTAGACGTTTCTCACCGCATTCTAAAGTGTATCATGCTGCAACATCAGAGATGTTTGGAAATTCTGCCGATGCAGATGGTTTCCAAAGAGAAACAACACCAATGGTACCTGTGAGTCCATATGGGTGTGCTAAACTTTATGCTCATACCCTCTGCCGCAACTATGCTCAGTCCTATGGAATATTTGTTTGCTCTGGTATTCTTTTTAATCATGAATCTCCCCGCCGTGGAATTAACTTTGTTACAAATAAAGTAGCACTGCAAGCAGCTAAAATTCATCTAGGCATGGCTGATAAATTAGTTCTTGGTAATCTTGATGCAAAACGTGACTGGGGTCATGCAAAAGATTATATTGAAGGTATGTGGCTAATGTTACAGCAAGAGACTCCAGATAGCTATGTTTTAGCAACAGGTGAAACTAGATCTGTTAGAGAAATGGTAAACTACGTCTTTAACCGTGTAGATCTTGATGTGAATAAGTACGTACAAACTGCAGACAAATATTGCAGACCAGAAGAACTTCATTATCTGCGCGGTGATGCTACTAAAGCAAGAACTGATTTGGGCTGGAATCCTAAAATTAGTTTTAGTGCAATGATGGATGAAATGGTAGATTATTGGGTAAATAAATTACAAAAAATAAATGTTGATTTAGTAGAAGTATAAAGTATAGTTAACCTGTGAAACAACCTAAAAAGAAAAAGAAAGCATCGGATGCGGATTACGTAAGTAATCAAGAGTTATATGATGCTTTAGTAGAATATCGTAAGAAGTCTGCAGATGCAGACAATGCTGGTCGCAAAAAACCAAAGTTACCAGATTTTATAGGCGAATGCATTCTTAAGATTGCATCTCGCCTTTCTTATCGTCCTAATTTTGCAAATTATCCCTACAGAGAAGAAATGGTATCGGATGCAGTATTAAACTGCGTCACATACATTGATAATTTTGATCCCAGCAAGTCTACAAGTCCATTCGGATACTTGACACAGATTTGCTGGTTTTCTTTTGTTCGTATAATAAACAAAGAAAAGCGAGAAAAGTATACTCAATATAAATTTGCAGAACAGCAGAATGATAGAGATTTCCATAATTGGTTTAATGAAACTTATGCGGGAATCGATATTGGTAGAAGAGATTTCTTTGGTTTGACGGACCTTGACATGGAACGCTTTGATGAAATGTTAACACCAAAGAAAACAAAGAGAAAAAAGAAAATTAAAAAAGATTCATTAGATATATGAAAGCAGTAATTCTTAACGATACCCACTTCGGCTATAAGGCCGATTCTCCTATCGTACTTGAATACTTTTTATCGTTCTTCGAAGAACAGTTGTTTCCTTATCTAAAGGAAAACAACATCAAGACCATCTTCCATCTGGGAGATGTTTTTGATCGAAGAAAGTATATAAACTTCAAAACATTACATCAAGTCCGAACTAGATTCTTTGAACCTTTAAGAGACATGGGAGTAAAATGCATTGCCATTTGTGGTAATCACGATACCTATTACCGTAATAATAACAATGTAAACTCACTGCATGAGTTGGTTGCACCATATCAAAACTGGGAAATCTATTCTGAACCCACCGAGATTCAAACCTCAGCAGGTTGTGTGGCTCTTCTTCCTTGGATCAATCCAGAGAATGAAACACAGGCAGCACAGTTCATCACCAACACTACCTGCTCGTTGTTAATGGGACATTTGGAATTATTTGGATTTCAGAGTATTCGTGGTATCTTTATAGAGCAAGGATATGACCCCAAACACTTCGACAAGTTTGAATACGTTCTTACTGGGCATTATCATATTAAGTCCACTCGTGACA